GTAAATAGGAGGAAATAAATGGCAAATACTTTTAAGGTAGTAACCTTTGCAGCAGAACCAAACTCAGCTGGCACGCCATACACAGTGTATACAACACCTTCAAGCACAACTACAGTTGTGATTGGTTTAGTATTAGCTAATATAAATACTACTGCAGTTACTGCAGAAGTAGAGCTAGAAAGTAATACATCTGGTGGTGGTAGAGCAGCTACAAATACTACATCATTCTTAGTGAAAGATGTAACTATTCCTGCAGGATCTTCACTTGAGATTTTATCTGGTGGTAAGGTTATTTTAGAAACAACAGATGCA